CGCGTGGAAAGGATGGTTTGGATGCTTTGCACCACGTGATCCCACCCTTCGACCGCGCCCCCGGTGTTATGGTTCAGGTCCATGGCGGTCAGCCTTCCGCCTTGTCGCCCTTGGTCGCGGGCTTTTCGGCATCCGCCTTCGGCTTTGTTGCCGCCTTTGCTGCGGCGGGTTTCAGGCCAGCGCCGTAGGGCGGAAGATAGTATTTCGCTTGCGCGGGCATCATCGTGATCACCTCGCCCGCCGCGCGATACACGCCCCCGATTTCGCGAGATTGGGTCACTTCATAGTCCGCCGTGGCGGTTTTGGTGTCGGTCATTTCTTCACTCCTTGGATTTGGGCTATCCGCCCGCAAAAACGTCGCCGGACCCGCCGGCAACACTTGACCCGCAATTCACGGGGTCCCCGATGCGTCCAACCTGACGCCCGTTCACGAATACAGTGGCCGACCCGCTGGCCAGCGCCCCGGCGTGCGTTTCCGGTATGGCTGGACAGGTGTGCGGCTGCCACGCATCCCCCTGCCGGTGCACGGCGATGCCATTGGCAAAGACATCGCCGCTGCCCTCACTACTTGGGCGCGCTGGCCAGCAGCCATGCCCGGTGCAGGCATCACCTTTTCTTGTGACGGCAGGCATCAGTTCAGGTCGATGCCGCCATCCGTCATGGTTATTGTACTTGCGCCCACCTTCAGGACCATGGTCGCCCCTCCGCCACTTATAGTCACGCTGGCCGCGCCCACAGACGCCAGAACGTATTCATCGCCAGCCCCGGAGGGTCGGCCATTCGTATCCGAATTCAGACTGCCCTGAATGCTGGCATCGTGCAGGTCGCCCGACTCCGAATACAGCTTCACCTGCTGCCCCACCGAAGGTGGGTTATGTGTCTTGTTCGCCCCCGCTGCTGGCTCTTCCCATGGTATCCAGCCGGTCAGGAAAGGCGTATCGCCTTCCAAAAGCCGCACCCGCGCCACGCCGCTCGCGGCGTCCACCTGCTCAATCACGCCGGTCCGCGACTGCGACCGAATGCGCCGCTCCAACTCGCCAACCCGGCGGCGCAGGTCATCAATGATTTCCGGAAGGCCCGCCATCAGACCGGCACCGCATCATTTGTCGCGTCCGTTACAACCACGTCACGCGCCACGCCGCCGAAGGTGTAAAGGCGCAACCCATGCGCATCGCGGGTGGTCATGCCGGTCAGCCGCTCGAACTCCTCATAGGGGCCGGACGCGGGGTCGCCCAGCAACTGCTGGAACAGCGCCAGCTGCGGCACGTTGTGTTGGGCCATCAGGGCCATGAAGCGCGGCCACGGCCCGCCTTCTGCCAGCGGCTGACCGTGGCGCGGGTCGGCAAAGACATCGACCGACAGCTTGGTTTGGCCAGCTGCAAGGCGGACGTTTTCCGCAGAGCTGCTTGACCGGACATGTTCCTTCGCCACATAGGCTTGCACGAAATCTCCGAAGACCTGCGCCCAAGGGTTGTCGGGGTCGGTCAGGACACGACTTATCTGAACGTCCAGCGCATCCAGAACCGCTTCCAGGTTGGCGTCGGTCGCCGGGAACAAATCCACGATTTGCGTCTCCCCGGTTTCCTTGTTCGTTTCAGCCATCGTGACCGACACGCCGCAGTTGAACATGATGTCCACCCTTCCATTCGACCGTAGACCGGTCTGGCCCACATTTTCAGACTTGGCCGCATCGGTGTAGACCGCGATGAAGGGCCGCTGCTGGTCGCTGCGCAGCTGCCCGTCTGCTGTTTGGTCGATAGCGGAAATCTGACTGTCCAGCACGTTGTCACCAACAAGCGTGCCGCCAGCCTTCAGCGCCTGAACCGCAGCAATCCGCAACGCCATCATCGTCATCGACATCAGCTTGCATCCCCAAGTTCGCAAATCAGTCGAAGGTGCGAACGGTCATCGACCGACAGCACTTCGAACACGGGCTGGCCATCGCGGTCCAGCGCCACCACCTTGTCACCCTTGCGAACCACCAGCGTGGCATACACCGACCGGTCGATGCGCAGATGTCCGCCGTCAGCCGTCACGCCCGCACGGGCGCTGCTCCCGCGCCCGAAGTTCATTCGCTCCGCATCGCGGTCACCCGTCCGCAGCACAGCGGTGAATTCCGCCGGTGCGCGTTCAGGGTCTTGGCGACCATCGGCCAGCGGAAGATGGCGGACAGTTTCCGACCACACATCATCCACTTCCGCCATCAGGTCTTCACGCAAACTTTGGTCCATCAGGATGCGGGCTGCAGCGCGGCAAATTCAGCTTCAGCGTCAGCCATTTCCTTCGTGATAGCGTCCCACCCATCATCACTTTCGGACATGCCTGCCATCTTGGCGGTCAGGTCATCGACGCGCGTCTGCGCCGCTTCCAGCTTGGCGGCGGCGTCCGCAGCGGCCTTTTCCTCGGCTGACTGCCCGCCGGATTTCTTCGGCGCGGCCTTTTTCGGCGCATCGCAGAACGCGGCGAACCCATCCTGCACCACATGGTCAGCATAGGCTTCCGGCAGCTGAACGGGTTCCCCGATCTGCACCTTCTGATCGGCCTTTTCGCCCACCACATCGGCGGGCACGGTGGCGTTGCTTTTGAAGGCCACCCACTTCTTCTTCGACTGTGCCATGATTGTCTCCTTCACAGGCTGCATTCCGAAACGCCGCGCGGGCGCTTGGGGATGCGGCCAAAGGCCCGGCAGCTTCCCGCCGGGCCTTGGTTCACTATCCCGCGCTTCAGGTCTTAGGCGATGGTCAGCTTTTTCAGCACGCCGGGCCGGGTGCAGAGCGAAATCGCGTTCATCTGGCTGTCAAGGTGACGGCCCTTGCCGTTGGGCATGCCATACTGGTGCGCATAGCGCGGCAGGCCGATGGTGTTCACCGTTTCTTCGAGGTCCGCAGGTGCAAAGCGCGTGATGAACAGATCTGGCACGCCGACCGGAAACACGCGCGCCTCATCCGCCGCGATGAAAGCCGCGCCGCTGTTTGCAGCGGTTGCTTTCTTGCCGGTGCGGTAGCGCTCAAACGTGATCTTGCCAAACGTGAACACGTCCGGGGCACCGTCGCGCAGCTGATAGCCCATGTTGTCGGCAAGGAAGGTTTCGCGCACCTCCTTCTGGTCCCACAGGGCATCGTGGAAGTCGCGCCCGCACATCGCGTGGATGCGATCATAGGGCGCGTCCAGTTCATCTTCGATGGCATAGACCACATCGCCTTTGATCTTGCTGGCGATGCCTGTCACCTCCGTGTCGATGCCAAGCGGAGCCAGGGCGGGCACCGCAAGCCCGAAGCGGTCATACAGGTTATGCAGAACCTTGCCCTTGCCCGACAGGATGACGCCCTTGATGGCCCCGACCCGCTGGTGTTCCAGCGTGGCATCATGCGCCCGCACATGCTTTGCCAGCTTCGCATCGACCCGGTTCTGGATGGTTTCCAGCTGATCATCGCTGCCCAGCTGACGCACACCTTGGATTTCATCGGCCAGAACGGAATCGTTGATTTCGTAATGGTCGATTTCGAACGGGATGGTGCGGCGGTCATCGTCGCCAACGGTCTGACCGGGGCCGCCGCGCGGGGTCGGCTCGATCAGCGCCAGCGTTCCGTTGTTCTCTTCGATTTTGACGGTGGCCACGGCCACGCCGTCTTCATCGAAGATGCCCGTCGCGCCAAGTTGGCCCGGCACGAACGGCTGATTGTTGATTGCTGCCGTCAGGGCAAGCACAGAAAATTCAGTTTCCCACATTGTCGCGGTCTCCTTAGCGCACGCGGATGCCCGCAGCGTCCAGCTGCGCGACTTTCGCGTCGGTTTTGGTCTGGTCATCCACCGAGGCGTCGAAAGACAGCATCGGCAGCTTGGCTTCGGCATCGCGGTCGATGGCGGTAACCTCCACCGCTTGATCGGTCGCATCGACGCCGTAGGCCAAAATGGCCACGGCGGTTTCGGCACCTTCTTTCCCGACCACCTCGGCATTGGGGGCGGGGACGTATTCGCCGGTCGCGGTCACCTTTCCCAGCACGGTGCCAGCTTCCAGCTTGCCTGCGCCATTGGCGATGGTGACGATGCTGCGCGACCGGCGACCGGCGGCTTCAGACAGCAGGAACGACAGATTGCGGGTCTGCATGGTTGCGTTTTCCATGGCTTACGCCTCCTTTCCGGAACGGCGGGCGGCATAGATGCCCCCGGTGTTGATGGTGGCCTTCGGTTTGGCCGAAGCGCCCGGCGCAGGCTGCGCAAGATCAGCAGCGGCGCTGCGGCTCGCCTGATACTTGGCGGGGTCGGGCGCATCGTCGGTCTTGGCCTGCGGCGCGTCTGTTGCCGCCGCCTTCAGGGCCGCAATGGCGTCTTCGGCAGTCGTGTCGGTGTCGAAGGCCAGATGCTTTGCAAGGGTTTCGTGTCCCTTTGCCGCATCGTCTTCGGTGATGGCTTTGATGCGGGCCTTCACATCCGATGCGCTGGAGGCATCGGCACCGCCGGTCGCCTGACCGGTGGGCGGGTTGGCGGATGTCTTGTCCGCCGCTTCGGGCTTGGGTGCCATGGTCGGTTTCTCCTTTTCATAGTCCGGGGGTTGCGCGGCGGTCGCCGCATTTCGGGTCGCAGCTTCGAAAGACCACTTTTCCTTCTTCGCCAGGGCCACGAGTTTCTTGGGGGCGTGGGAATAAACCCGGTAGTCGAAGGCGGCGACAGCCTTGGCGCGGCCCCCTTCGGTTTCGGTCGCAAACCCGCGTTCTACGGCTTCAGCGCCGTTGAGCCAAAGCTCCGACTTCATCTCTTCGCGGATGGATTCCACATCTTCGCCCGTCTGTTCGGCGTAGATGTCGGCCATCAGGTCGGCCAGCTTGTTCAGCTGTTCGGTGGACTTTTCATGGTCGCCCGCATTGCCCCACGTGAACTTCGCCGGGTCATGGATCATCATCAGGGCACCGGACCGCATGGTAATCGTGTCACCGGCCATTGCGATGACCGAAGCCGACGATGCGGCAATGGCATCGACTACCACGGCCACGTCGCCGCGATGCGCCCTCAGCGCGTTGTAGATTGCAATGCCGTCATCCGTGTAGCCGCCGCCAGAATTGATGCGCACAGTGATGTCCGCATCGCGCCCCAGCATCGCCAGCGCGTCGATGACCTGCGATGCGGAAAAACCGTCACCCCAAAAGTCATCCCCGACGAACCCGTAAAGAACGAGTTCGCCATCAACCAAGATGGTCATGTCTGTCTCCTTGTTGTCAGGTGAAGCGGAACCGCTTCGCGAATCGCAAGCGCGGCTTGCTTTCTCGGGCGGCGGGGCAAAGCTCGCGGTACTGCAAGATCAGCGCCGCCAAGCGCCTATCGTTCGCCCGCGAAAATGTTACCTCTTCACCGTCAATGCGAACGGTTTCCCGCAAGCTTCCAGTTGCCAGTCGCAGCTGCACCTTAACCAGCGCAGTGTGAACAGCGCACGGATCGGTGATGTCAATTGCTTCACCGCCGATGCGCACAAGGTTCGCACTCATGGGGAAGACTCCGTTTCTATGACCGGCCTCAAATCCCGTGCCGCATAGGGTGATTCCATGCCGGCATCGACGTAGCGCTGGTGTTCCCGCTGACGCTGTTCAAACAGCGCATCCGGGTCCACTCCAAGGTCACCGGTCTCATGGGCGATGGAACTGGTGCCATTGGACAGCCGTTCGGTCGAAGCGCGGGCCGACTTGTAATCGTCTGCGGTGGGCTTTGCGGGCCCTTGCCAGTTGGCTGCAGCCACCCGGTCGCGGTTCGCTCGGAAGGCTTCATACCCGCCTTTGAACGGAATGCGGCCTTCGCCCACTTCTTCATCCAGCCAATTGCCGTAGACCATCTGGCACATCGGGGCCGCGATGCGTTCGCGCCTCCGCATGACCACGGCCCAGATGGACGCATTCTCCATGCGCACGCTGGAATAGGTCGCGGCGGTGTGGTCCATCGTCAAACCGCCATAAGTGATGCCGATGGTGCGGGCCATGTCGCGGGCAAGGCTATTCGAGAACGGCAGGAAGTCCTGACCGGGAACCTGCGCGCTTTCCATGCCCAGCTTTTCGCCGGGGCCGAGGTGCGACACCTGCGGATCGGAGCCGACTGAAATCCGGCTATCCGCAGCCCGGTCCAACTGCGCCCCAAGATAGTCCAGATATTCCTGCGCGTACCCCGTGCCGCCTTCGCTTTCCTTCAGCACTTCCAGCGCCTCATAGGCATCTTGGCTTGGCGCTTCACTGGTGAGCGTGATGGCAAAGACCGTCTGCAAGATGGCCATCTGAAGGGTCGCATCATCAAGCATTTCCGCCTGAATGTGCTTCCGGAAGGCCGGGGCCAGAAGTGAAATGCCGCGAACATCGGTGGCGTCCATCGGGTCGAATACGTGCATGACCAGCGGACGGCCATCAACATCGAATGCGGCATAGTCGCGCTTCGACTTCAGGCCAGTGGTGACGGTTTCAAACCGGTAGGACACCGGACGGCCCTTGCCATCGTGATGCACCCCTTGAAACAGACCTTCCAGCGGGCTGGTGTCCTGCACTAGCCGGGGCGGCGGAACAAGACACAGCTTGGTGCCGCTGGTGATGCCATAGCGGCTGCGGTCGCCTGCGGTAAAGAAATCGAAGACGCCGGTCGCCTCGCCATAGGCGATGTGCCAGCGCAACCCGATGTCTACCATCTGCGGGCCAGTCAGCTTGCCACGCATGTCGCACTCGCGGGCGTTGTTCCAGTAAGACTGCCAGCGCCTCTTTACCAGCCTGATCCAGTCCGCTTTTTCCTTTTCGTCGTACCCCATGCCCGAAAGGTCGGGGTCGGGCGTCAAGGTCAGGCCCACGCCAACCGTGTCGGCCAGAACTTGGTCCGTCGCGCCTTTCAGGCGACCGCTGTTCTGGATCAGGTCCATAGCCAAACCGGCGGCGCGCGACCAAGACCGGCGCACATCGTCACGATGGTTGGTCAGCGGCGCGACCCGCGATGCGATGACGCCGCTCTTGGTGTCGCGCATGTAGCGGGCCTGCGGACGCGAAGGCCGTGCAGCCGCCGCCAGCGGCGTTCCATCTGGTTTTATAAGACCGCTCATCGCGTCCTGTTTCTCCACTTCGACCGCGCACGCTCCTTGGCCTGCGCTTCAGTTTCGTCTTCAGCGGACCCCGCCGAATCCGCCGGTTCGGCCTGCGGCTTCGCTGCCATCAGAAGGTCTTCAAAGTCGCCCTGAACATCTTCGGGCGGGCGCTCGCGATCCGACATCAACCGATCCCATTCGGTGTCTGGCAGGTTGCGCACCCCAAGGCGGATTGCCGCAGCTTCCGCCTGAAGGTGGGTGTCCAGACCCTCGTTCGCTTGGTTCGGGTCTTTCACCCACAGATACCGGGTAAAGCCCGACTTCGCCTTTTTCGCCTTGCGGCTCTCCGCTGTCAGCTGCCGAAAAAATTCGTCTTCCAGCCCTTTCGGCATGGCGATGAAGCCGCGTTCTTCCGGGTCGGATTTCTTCAGGTTCCGGTAAAGCCCCATCTTCAAAACCGATGAGGCGAAGTTGAAAAACCGCTTCGAATAGCGGACAACCTTGCCGCGCCTGTTGCGCTCTTTCTTCACCTGCGCCAGCAGTGGGGCGCTTTCCGGGTGAACGCCACGCACCATGATGACGCGGGATGCCGGATGCCGTCGCGCCCACTCCCAAACGTCTTCGGTGTAGGCGTTGCCGTCGATGGCCAGCATGTCGATTTCGACTTTTCGCCCGTAAGCGTTCCGAAACCCCTGCCGCAGCAAACCGTTCAGCTTTGTCTGGCACCCTTCGTCGGAAATGTGCCCGTTGAAGACGCCGTACTCGACCACGGCGCGCCGCTTGTTCTGGCCCCATGCCACGACCTGCCATTCTACGCGGTCGCCCTGACAGTCCACGCCGCAGGTCAGCATCGGATAGCCCGCCGGGATATTCCCGTGGGAATAATCCGACTCTGCCGCGCGGTCGCGGATGTCTTCCCATGGCGGCGCTTCGCCCAAGACCCGGTAGGCTTTGCCCACCACGTCATTCCAGAAGGTTTGCTCCTTCGGCGGGTCGCCTTTGGCCGACAGCCATGACCGCGCGATGCGCTCAAACGATTGCAGGAGGGAATAGGCCGACCACAGGTAGAAGGACCGATGCACCCGCTTCATCTTCGGGTTCGAGGCAACCCACTTTGCACCCCGCAGCATCTTCGGGCGGTGATGCTCTTCAATCGACGCGCCGCACCCTTCACAGGTGAAGTGCGCCCGTTCGGGATGGTCTTCATCCAGAGCGGCCAGCATGTTTTCCCATTCCAGCACCTGCATGTGGCCGCATTCATCATGCGGGCAGGGCACGTGCAGAAATTCCATACTGCCGGACTCGAAGTTCTTTGTGATGCGGCAGCCCGGAACAACCATGGGCGTCGAAATCTTGAAAATCTTGGCGAACTCATAGCCCTGACTGCGGCTGTCCGCTTGGGTCTCCGGGTCGCCCGCGCTGTTCATATCCCACTTAGCAAGGTCATCCTGAACCTGCCGGGACATGGACACCTGCGAAAGCGAGGCGGGCGAATTCGCCCCTGAAATCTGGATGGCCCCGCGACCGTCGCGGCGCTCTTTGTAAAAAACCGAGTCCTGCCCGTCACGGGCCTTCATCGGGAAAATCTTGCGCAGCGCCGTGGTGCCTTTCAGCATGGGCGACAGCTTCATCTTCGACCACCGCCGTGCGTTTTCATCGGTCGGGTGAACATAGAGAAAATCACCGGGGTCCATTTCCATGGAGCCACCAGTGAAGATGTTGGCCAGCACCGTGCCACCCAACTGCGCCGATTTCGACAGGGTAACAACCCGGCACGGGTCATCGGGCGACAGCGCCCGCAGGATTTCGTCAAAGTAGCTGAATCGTTCCCGATTGTACGGGCCGGGCAGCGGGCTTTCCCGCGATGAAAACACAATGTGTTCTTCCGCCCACGTCAGATAATCGACGGGCGGCGGCGGGTCGATGACATCCGCAAGAACATCGTGCGCCATCCATTCGGCGCTTGTGACGGCGACATCCAGCATCAGGCATCCAGTTCAACCGAGGTGGTCGCTTCCTTTTTCACATCATCCGCGCGGGCGCGTTCTTTCATCGCCGCCGTCTTCCGGACCTTTTTAAACTCCGACCGCAGCAGGTGCAGGACATCGCGCTGCGGCGCGTTGAATTGGGCCGCGACCGCCGCCGCAAGGTCTGGCAACGATCCTTCAAAAATCTGCAGCATCATCCCCGCGATGCGCGCCGTCTGTTCGCGGGCGTCATCTGCGTCCATCAGCATGCCCTGCCGAAGCGCCTCTTCCGAAGCCTGCAACCGGTTGCGGCGCAGCTGCTCTTCCAGCTTGGCCCGCTTCAGCTTGTCTTCGACCGTATCCGGCTTGGGTGCCGCCGTGGGCGATGACGCAGCAGGCGCTTCGGGCGCAGTCTGTTCAACCCGGACGGCTTCTGCCATCGGCAGGCTTGGCTGCTGAACCGGTGCGGGTTCAGGGTCAGGCCCAACGGCGGGCTGCACCTGCGCCGCATCGTCCACCGTGGTCCGAGTCGCGATGCCGTTGCCGAGCGATTGGCCGATGTCGCGGTTTCGCCGGACCTGTTCAACCGCGACCGCGTAAATGATCTTGCCTGTCTTGCCCGGTCCGGTGAATGCGTCGTCGCGCAGGATGTCCTTTGACTTCCACTGGCTGACTGCCGCGCGGCTAACCCCCAAGGTGCGCGCAAGGTCCGCCTGCG